ATCCATCAAAAATTCAGTTGCTAATTCATATGTTTGATTTATTCCACCAGTTCTACTTTGTTGTAGTTGGTCAAAGAAAAATATATAAGATTGTATTGCTCTAGTTGAATAAGGAGTTGAGCTACCTGTCTCTAACATACGGATTTGCCATGTTCCATTTGCAGATAGTGTTCCTGGCATATTGTTTACCGAGCAACTTACATTTAAGTTTACATTTAATATACCTTTTAATTGAGTTCTTTTATCAACTCTATATGCACCATTATTATAAAAGTTTTGTGGGTCAGATAATTTATTATACCAAGGAAGGGTTACCCAACTTCCTGATGCTAATGTAATATCTGTCATTCCACTTCCTGATATTGCTCCTACTTTTATTTTACCATATGTTTCCAAATCAATACCAGCAAACTCAGGATATTTTAATGAGTTATTACAAATCATATACACATCATCTATAAACGGTTGTGCCATAAATGATGATGAATAAGTAAATCCAGCTTCTTCAAAGATTGCATCAACAACAGGTTTAATTCTGATTGCAGGTTTAAAGTTTTGAACTGTCAATGCACCATTGGTATCATCCATTCCAAACAATTCATATTGACCTTGGGTAAATGTATACGCAGAGCCATAATCTGCAAGTGGATAAACTATATCTCCACCAAATAAATTACCACTCCAGCTTGCTGAAATATTATCATAAGATGCTGTGTGATTATATTGTGTTAAGGTAGTTAAATCAGTTAAATACTTTCTGTTAATATCTCTACCAAATGAAGATAAACTACCATAAATAGTTATATCATAACTTTCAATAAATTTATTTGCTCTAACATTTACTTTATTCAATTGCAGATATCCATCCGATAGATATACAGAATCAAAATCAAAATATGCAGGAACTTTTATATTTGTAGCAAATAGAAAAGGTGAATCAATGGAGATATCATATACATGCTGAAAAAATGCATTATTTACCTTTGTTCCAGGTATACTTATTTGCTTTGTAAAATCAGAAGGTAAAACACCCACATCAAATAGACCTGTTATATTATTTGATAATTGTATATCTTCATCATCAAAAAGGTCTAATTGAACAGAAGGGTCTCCTGCCAATAATCTAAAAGTAAATGCTTGTGTTGATATTATTCCCATTAGATGATAAGCTTATAAGGTTGTCCGTATTGGAAATCAAATTGATATTGTATTAATTTATCTACAACACCTGTTTTAAATACTATATTTTGAGTTGCAATAGTCAATGGTCTTAATAAGCCTGCACTTTCATCATAAACCCAATAGATTTCATCTGATACTAATAATTGTTTTATGATATCATTATATTGGTCATCTAACCAGTTTGAGTTTACACTTAAACCTTGTTTTGAATCTACTATGTATGCTTGATTTGCTGTATCATAGTTTTGATATGATAATGTAAGACTTTCCCAACTACCTAAAGTTGGTTGGTATGTTTTCCTTTCAGTTTGAAATGATTCTCTACTTACTAAATCAAAATTCATCCAATCAAATTGTCCGTATCTATTCTTCCACTTAATTCTTACATTAGGATACTTTTGTTTGCAAGTTATATTAAAATATATTGAACTTCCAATTGCTGCAGATGCATCATATGCTGTTACATCATACCATTCCAATCCTACGCTAGATAATGGAAATCCAGGTTCTGCAGGAAATAAAGGATATTGTGCTATTTGTTGTGATGTTGGAGTGCTTCCACTAACTGGATAAGAAGCTGCACCTAAGTTTGAATTATATATCACTCTTGTAGGTACAGTATCGCCTGTTGTTCCAACATATATTCCAGCAGTTCCTCTATTATCTATAAATGCAGATTGTGTTGCAGGTCCATCTGTCATTAGGGGCCAATATGGTGTTTTATTATATATTTGTTGCCCTATTGGTTCTTGAAATATACCATATCCATCCAATGCTTTATATACTTCTGTTTTAATATGGCTACCTGTTATATATTGAGTTCCTGAAAAGTATTGCCAATAAAAATCAACTGCAAAATAAGTTACATTTGATGTATTAGCTTGTGCATAATCTGTTAATGTAGAGTTGATAATTCTATTTAAGTCAAAAATACCAACATCCGCAGTATTAGGATATTTTACAATTGTGTAATCAGAAGTTGAGCCAGAATTAGTAAGCGAACCTGTCCAATAATAAAGTTCTCCAATATATTGAAATGAAGCAGATGATAGTAAACCAGAATCAGATTCACTAACTGTAAATATAATTGGTGATTGTGCTAAAGATGCTGTTGCTGGCGTCTGTAATAATGATAAAGACATTTACCTTAAATTTATTTATTATCTAACCATTCAAAAACAAAAAATAAGTGATGTCTATTTCTTTCTTACAGATTCTCTTAATTCTGTTGCAACTTGAACACCTAAAGCCTTAGCATATGCTTTAATACTGCTTTTAATCTCCGGGTCTTTTAATGCTTTAGCAGCATAATCAAAGTGTTGAGGATATCTTTTTTTAATTGTTGCAGTTGTTCCATCACCTGTACCAAACGGACTATTCCAATACTTACCATATGTTGCACCAGGAGGAGCAAAAAAGAATTTAATATCTACTTCACCATTTGGTTTATAAGATATCATTCTATCAGGTGTATTGTATGACCTTAATACATTTCGAAGATTGCCTGTATCTCTAGGAGCAATAGCAGATGCTACATTCCTAATTGATAATGCAACTTTTTTAATTTCTTGAGGATGTTTCTTAATTACAGCCATTAACAGTCAGGATTATTTGTATAAGACCCTGATGGATAAAGGTCAAACAAACATCTTGGTCTAGAGTTAGGTGTAGTTAGTGTGAAAGTTGCAACATGTCCTGCTAAACCATTATTAAAACGGTCTACGAAGGGTTCACAGACGATTTCTCCATCTATGTCGAATGAAGATACCGAATACTGAGTAAACGAGGTTAAATCGTTTATAATTGCTAATGTGTTTGCTAGAATATCAATGGTATCATCTACTCCATAAAACGGAATACTTTGTGCATTGGTTACAGGATTAGATTCGTTATTTTTATTTTTAATCTTGTCCGCAATCACTAATTGTATTTCGTGATTTGTTGTTGAGTCTATTATTCTACTTGATAATATGTTTACATTACCAAATAAATACATAGGAAACTCTTTTTCATCAACAGTTGCTATATCACCAGTAGTCACCTTTGTTATTGAAGGGTGATTGGTCATAATTGTCTCAAAATAATCTAAGACATTATAATAAAGTGTATAGTTAACTCCCTGATTATATTGTAAATAAGACATATTAAAATTTATTATAATTGAATACCACCAAAATATTGATTTGTTTGGTCTGGATATATCTGTGTTTGGTTACCTACTGATTCTAAGTATTGTGGTATCTCATTTGAATAAGATATCAAATAATTTTGTAATCTTAAAGCGTAATAGTCAGCATTTGCTTGAGCTTGTTGCTTAAGATAATCTATTTCTAATTTAGATGGTGCAGTTGCCTGTTCAGATGATTGTTTAACTGCTCCATTAGATTTAAATTGTATAGAACTGAAAGGTATATATTCAACACATGTATACCAAATCAATGTAGGTTTAATATGGTCATCTAAAAGGTCTTGATAATATGATGATAGGTTACCAACTGTCCCTGCAATGATTTGAGCCTGTAAGTAATCGTATAAAACGGTTCCTATTAGGTTTTTAATCCACTTCACTTGTGCCGTATTCATAAATGGTAATAGAGCATCTGCATCTATCGCACCCTGTAATGGACTATTTTTGATTATATCGTTTCTTGTTATAAAAAGTGCTGTTGCCATAATGTTTATTTATATATTTCGTATTCTTTACTTAATGATGTCGGCATTTTGAATCTTTCTTCATCTGCTTTATTTGGTAATGGTTCTTCAACTGTTTGGTCTTGTCCATCATCAGTTGTTGCAGGATTTTCCAATGATTTGTTTGTTTCATCTTCTACCTGTGCAACTGTCTTACCTGTTTCTTCTGCTTGCTGAGAAAGAATTACCAATGGAGTAGCCTGTTCAAAGTATAATTGAGTATCACCATATCCACCTTCTGTCAATGCCATATCCAATGTATTTAAAATTAGATTTTGGAATGGTGCAATGGTCATAGATTGCAAAATACTAAATGCAGTCATCATCTCTTCAGATTGTGAACTAAATCCGTTATTTGCAGTTCTGATACCGAATAATAAAGGAGATGTAATTCTATGTGCTACTAAGATTCTATCTTGTGCGTATTCTGCTACATACTGAAACTTCTCATGTAAATTATCGATTTGAATTACATCTATTGTCGGTTTTGTTGTAGGGTCATCATTAAAAGATAACATAAACTTACCTGCGTTTTTAGTGCCTGTAAATTTAGCATATAATAAATCCTCAATTGTTTGTCTTTCTTCTGGTGCAGGAACTCCACTATTCATATTCAACATCACCATTGGTAAGAAACCATTTTCAATATTGTTTAAG